CCCTGGGGCCGATTGAGGAAGTTTTCAGTTACCGCGCCATGTTTTTTCTATGGCCGGAAATGCTGCAACGGCGTGAGGTGGAAAGCCAGCACACAGCGGTTTGAAATGCACCTGTTTTCAGGCACCGCCAAGCGCCGGCGCAAGATCCTGAATGGAACATGGAAGCCGGGCAAAACCGCCCATTTCACCCTGAAAGAACGGGGCAAGGTTCGACCAATAGACGCGCCGCACATTGAGGATCGGCAGGTTTATAAGGTTCTGACCAAAAAGGTGCTGGTGCCGCTGTATGTGCCCAGTATGATCTACGACAACAAAGCCAGCCAGAAAGGCGGCGGCCTGCATTTCCATTACAGACGCCTGGCCAAGCACCTGCGGGACCATTACCGCAAGCATGGCCTGGAGGGTGCCCTGTTCCTGATGGATTTTCACCACTTTTTCCCGGACGCGCCCCACGCGCTGCTGTATGAGCGGCACCGGGGCATGATCCTAAACCCGGACCTGCGGCAGTTGGCCGATCTGGTGGTGGCAGCTGTGCCGGGCGGCGTGGGTATGCCGCTGGGCGTGGAGCCAAGCCAGCAGGAAATGGTGGCGCTGCCGTCCTCCCTGGACAACCGGATCAAAGCCCAGCTTTCGATCCATGGCGCTGCCCATTACATGGACGACTATTACACCATTCTGCCGTCGAAGCAGGCGGCGGAGGTGACCGCGGCGGATGTGATCGGCCACGCGGAGGCCATGGGCCTGCAGGTCAACGCCGGAAAGTCAAAAGTGGTTCCGTTCTCCAGACCGTTCCGGTTCTGCAAAGCAAAGTTTCAGGTGACGAACACCGGCGCCGTGAAGATCCACGGCTGCCGGGACGGCATGAAGCGGGCGCGGCGGAAACTGCGGCTTTTCCAGGCGCGTGTGGCCAGCGGTGAAATGACGGTGGAGCAGGTGGCCCAATGGCTGCAAACACCGATTTCCTATTATGAAAACTTCAACGATCACGGCAGGGTGCTGAAACTGCGGCGGCTATTTTATGCGATTTTCAAAACGGAGGTGTAAACCATGTTCAAGATCACAAAAGACGGGGCGACCGTGGCCATGACCGAGGCCCCCAACTACATCAAGCAGGCGGAAAACGGCTGTTTCGTGCTGTGCCCGGAGGCGGAGGCCACGGGGATCGCGCACAACGGCACCGTTTACCACCTCCTGGGACGCCCTGACATGGCGGGGGCAGAAATCACGGTCATGCTGGAAGAAACGGACGCGGGAGTGGAGATTGCCAAGGCGGCAGACGCTACGGGGATCGTGTTCGTCACAATGGCGGAGGCCGGAAGCGTGGACGCCACAACGGCGGCGGAACACGCGGACCTTTTCGCGCCGTGGGCGGTGCCGGTGGCCTATACCGTGGGCCAGATCCGCAGATATACGGACGGGAAGCTGTATAAATGCGTTCAGGCCCATACGTCACAAGCGGACTGGACGCCGGACAAAACCGCAAGCCTTTGGACGCCGGTTTCCGATCCGGCGGAGGAATGGCCGGAATGGTCCCAGCCGGTTGGCGCACATGACGCATACAGCAAGGACGCCAAGGTGTCGCACAATGGCAAGCATTGGACCAGCACTGTGGACAGCAACGTGTGGGAGCCTGGCGTGTACGGGTGGACGGAGGTGTAAGCCGTGGGCGCTGCCTACATCGTAAGAAAAAGAGCGCGGTTTGTGAGTATCAACGGCCCCGTAAACCTCCGGTATGGTACGCCTGTGGACGCTGTGGACGGGTTTCTGGTACATAATGGCCGCCCGTTGTGCGCGGTCACCAGCGAGAGCGCACACCGCTATTTTGCACGAAATGACGACGGAAACGGGAAAGCCCGCGGCGCCCTGATCGGCGCCATCACGGCCAAGCTGGAGCGGAAAGACGCCGGCCATCAAATGCGCTGGGATCTCCTGTGGAGCGACCCGGAGGCGCAGAAATTACGCCACCCGGATCATGCGGATTTCTGGCTGTGGGGCCATGCCTTTTTTGAGGCGGACATGGCAGACCTGGAACACGTCGCCGGGCTGATCGGTGCGAGGAGGTGACGCTGCCATGGATTATATGAAGCTGGTGGCGGACCTCTGCCAGATCATTGACCGCCAGAACGAAATCACCAAGGCCATGGTGGCGCAGCTGGGCCAGCGCGACGCCCTCCGGTATGAGGAGGAAATGGCGGCAGTTCGGCGGGACTACGATACCGCCATGGGGGAGGTGGATCCGTGCAAAAACTAATTGAAACGCTGTCCACCGTAAGCGTGGGCCAGGCGCTGACTGGCGGCGTCACCGTGGTGGCGCTGGTGTCCGTGTTTATCGAAATTACCCCGGTGAAGATCAACCCGGTTTCCAAGTTTCTGGCCTGGCTGGGGCGGAAGATCAACAGCGAAGTGATCGCCAAGGTGGACAGGCTGGAAACCGAGGTGCAGGCCATGAGGAAAGCGGACGGAGAGCAGGAGGCCATAAACTGCCGTTACCGGATCCTGCGGTTCGGGGACGAAGTAAAACACGGCACCCGGCACAGTCAGGAACATTTTGAGCAGATCCTGGCCGATATTGACGCCTACGAAATCTATTGCAAGGATCACAAGGATTTCAAGAACAACAAAACCAAAGTGACCACGGAGCGGATCCTGGACGTTTACCGCAAGTGCGTGGAAACGGACGATTTTTTGTAATGGGAGGAAGCCGTGAAAATCTTTATTGTGGCCGCGGCGGCGTGGGCTGCCGGTGCCCTCCTGGGTTATTTCGTGGCCCGGCTGGCGTATAAGCACCTGCGGAAGCGTCTGCGGACGCTGCGGCAGGAACGGAAGCCGCCTAAAAAGAAAATGGGCACCATGGACAGGATCCTGGTTCTGGAAGCGGTTTTCCTGGTGGCGTACACGG